TTTTGGCGTTATTGATTATGCAAGTGATATGGATTCTTATCTAAGGGCGGTTGATGAAAAGAATTCAAACTCAATTAACCGGATTGATGAATTACTAAAACAGCCGGGTGGTGCTGAAATGTTATTGGAATACAATGGACTTGATACAATTTATACTAACCGGCTGGCAAAGATGCAAAGATCAGATATACAATTACCTTTTTAAACTATTTATTATGAAAAAACACAAATTTAATATGCTTCCTGAGATAAAGGAAGATGATTATAAGAGATTAGAAAGCGATATTTTGTTAAACGGATATGATGTACGATTTCCAATTTATTTATATGAAGGAGACATTATAGATGGATGGGGACGATACAAAATATGTCAAAAGCATAAAATTGTACCAGTATATGAAAACTTTGAAGGTACTCTACTCGAAGCTATCCAATTTATCTTACGTACTAATAAACGACGCAACCTTACAAGTTCTCAATGGGCAGCCATAGCAAATGAAGCAACTGACATTATCAACACCCTTGAGAGGGAAGCAAAGGAGAGAAAAATTGAAGCTGGTAAAATTTATGGGAGAGGAAAAGAAAAGGTGGGGGAAAAAATACCCCCACCTAAAGGTAAAGTCCCTGAAAAGCTGGCTGAAATATTTCCCACAAATCCAAAGTACATCCAACAAGCCAAACGCATCAAGCAGGAACAACCGGAGGAGTTTGAGAAGGTAAAATCAGGAGAGAAATCTATTTCACAAGTAATAAAAGAAACCCGACCTCAACCTTTAAAAGATGATTCAAATCCATTCTTTTATCAAACATCAAAGTTGCTTGGGCAAGCATTTGACCATCTTGAGAGGATACTGCAAAAAGAATTCGTTCCCAAAACTGCAAAAGATTTTACTCATATTGATTCTATAAATCACGAATTATACAGATTGGTCCGTCTTGCAGGACAAGCTGGTGTTGACATCAAAACAGTTTGGGAAAGGATGGCTGGCCGTCACGGAGAAGTAATACAAATACCGGAACATCTGAAACGTCCCTCAAATTTAGAGGTTTAATATAAACATTTAAAAAATGAAAGAGAAAAGATTTAAAACAAAAGTGAAAGCGACTGACAGTTCGCAAATAACCGATCAAACAATCGGGGAGATAATAGAAGCAAAAATTGAGTTTGTAGTTGAAAAAACTCGAAACGAGGCACCTTATATTAATTGGTTGTCTAAGTATTCATTGGTTTGGGGAGGTAAACTGTTTGCATCATTAGAATATGACAATCCATTAAGAGTAGGGTTTGTGAGCAGTTATGATTACAAAAATCGTAGGTATAAACTTTCTCATCTTCCAGGAAGGATGCCTACTGGATCTGAACAAGAAAGGATGGAAAAACTTTATGGGGTAGCTTTGCCTTGGCCACCAAGAGGTTTGTCTGATATAATACAAACTGCTTTTCGTAAAATTGAAGATCGTCTCATTGAAAATGATGATATGATTATCATAGCTCCTTGCAGAGGTTACATAGATAGGAATGGCTTATTAGTTGATCCAGCTTGGAACAAAACTGAAGAATGGACAGCAAATATGGTTTCTGGATATCTATTATATCGAACAGACCCGGAAGGGATTTCCATAGTTCAAAATTACTTGTTGAATGAAGCAAATCCTATATTACAAAGGCAAGTTGAGAGGACCAAAGCGACAGCGCCTCGATTAAGAGAGAGTAGAATAATTGCTGCTAATTCTGCTGCAATCAAAAGTGATAGAAGATTGCAACGAATAAAATCACTTGAGGTATTACAAACCAAAGAGAATATTGAAGATTGGACTAATTTACTTGCTTTGAAAGCGAGTGAGGAAGAAGCAGATAACGAAGAATAAATTAATTGAGGGACGTTTTTATTATGTTATTAAATCCAAAATCAGAAGAAGCTTATAATTTATTCCACGAAGGAATACTAGCACTTTCTCATGCAGAGGAAGCCGGTATCCGTGTTGATATGGACTATGTAAACAGGCAGTGTAAAATCCTTGACCGGAAAATGAAAGACCTCGAAGCAGAGTTTAAAGAAAGCCGGTTATTCAAACACTGGGAACACGTATCCAAAGGAAAGGTAAATATCAACAGTGATGCTCAACTAAGACATTTTCTATATGGTATAAAGAAACTAACACCTGTAAAACTAACTGAATCAGGTCTTGGTTCCACTGATGAGGAATCCCTTGTTGCACTCAATGTACCTGAACTTCTGAAGCTGATTGATATTAAGAAGCTCAAGAAAACACGGGATTATCTCGAAGGTTATGCAAGAGAACAGGTTGATGGTTACATTCATCCTAACTTCAACCTGCATCTTGTAAAGACTTACAGGTCTTGTGTTGCAAAAGGTACTAAAATATTAGCTGTTCGTGATTTTATTGAAAATCCAGAAGGAGTACCAATAGAAAATATCAAGACAGGAGATTATGTTTACTGTTTTGATGATGAACTAAGACCGGCTATAAAGAAGGTTTTGTGGGCTGGGAAGACCGGCTTTAAGAAAGTAATTAGAATTCACTGGTCCACTAAAGGAAAAAAAGGATTCCTTGATGTTACACCTGAACATAAAATAAGATTGATTGATGGATCATACATAGAAGCTAAATATTTAACTGGTGATTTACGAACAATTTATGATAGTAAACACAATCCTAAAATAAGAGCACTGTCTTGTAGTAGATTTGAAGATGAATTGAAATTTACCGGACATTCAAGAAAAGGTCGTGGTATTAAGGAACATAGATTAATTTACGAACAGCTGATTGGGAATTTAAAAGATAATGATATTGTACACCATGTAAATAATAATCATTTAGATCATAGATTAGAGAATCTTAAAAAAATGTCACTTTCTTCCCATTCTAAACATCATGTTAAAGATACTTTATTATCTCCGAAAGCAAGAATGAATAATAAAATCGCAATACAAAAAGCATGGAGAGAAGGAAAATATAAAAATGCAATTAAACGTGGATTTGACAATGCTAATAGTTTAAAATTATCAAAATTTAATTGTTACCGACTACTTGCAGAAGTTAAGGGACACCCGGCAAAAGTCAAATATGATTTTGTAACATTCAAGAAGTATCTTAAAATTTATGGGATTGATTTTAATGATGTTATGATTCGATATGATAAACATGGCAATTACATTTGGAAGAAAAATTTATTGAAATTATCTGATTTAGGTAGATCAGCTGTCTCAAAAAAACTTGGACATAATTATTACCGTCTTTTGAAACTTTATGAAATGTACGAAATTCCTATTGAAAGGAAGTGGGCAAATCAATTTGGATCATTTGTTCCTGCAAATCATGTTATTAAAAAGATAGAAGAGCTAAATAAATATGTAGAAGTTTATGACCTTGAAATTGAAGATTATAATAATTTCATAGCCAATGAAATTTGTGTGCATAATTCATCGTCAAATCCAAACCTGCAAAACGTACCCAAAAGGGATGATGATCAAATGAAAACATGTCGTGGAGCATTATATCCACGTCCAGGGCATCAGTTTGTTGAGATTGATTTTAAGTCTATTGAAGTGTCTATCAGTTGTGCTTATCATAAGGATTCCACTATGATTCGGTACATGAAGAACAAAGATTCCGATATGCATGCTGATATGGCAAAACAAATTTTCATAATTGATAAAATTGATAAATCCAATCCAACACATGCCATACTTCGTCAAAGTGCAAAGAATGGATTTGTGTTCCCTGAATTCTATGGTGATTACTATGTTGATTGTGCAAAGATTATTTGTGGATGGGTTAAACTCCCAATAGGTAAATGGACTACCGGCATGGGTATTGAGCTTGATACAAGTGCATTTACAATATCAGATCATCTTATTGCAAAGGGGATTAATTCTTACAAGAAGTTTGAAAGTCACATAGAAGAAGTTGAAGATGATTTTTGGAGTAGCCGGTTTGGAGAGTATGCCGATTGGAGAAAACGATGGTGGACAGTATATCAGAAATATGGGTACATTGATTTACTAACCGGCTTTCGTTGTAGTGGTGTAATGGATATGAAGAACTGTGTAAATTATCCAATTCAGGGAACCAGTTTCCATTGCTTATTATGGTCATTTATACAAACAGATAAATGGTTACGGGAGAACAAAATGAGATCAAGACTTATTGGACAAGTACATGACTCAATGATTTTGGATATACATCCAGACGAACGTGAAATGGTAATTGCAAAAATAAAAGATATTACCTGTGTAGAACTGCCTCAACACTGGCAATGGATCAATGTTCCACTTGAAGTAGATACAGATATTTATCCGGTTGACGGATCATGGGCTGAAAAGAATTAAGATGAATAAGAATTTGCAAATAAAAGTAAATAAGGCAATCAAAACAATCCAGATTGCAGAACCGATGGCTCTTCAATATCAAGACTATGGGTTTCACTTAGCTTTTAGTGGAGGCAAGGACAGTCAAGTTATTTATGAGTTATGTAAGATGGCCGGGGTTAAGTTTCGTCCGGTAATGCAAGTCACAACACTTGATCCACCTGAGTTGATGAGGTTTATCCGTAAGAATTATCCTGATGTAATTATGGAAAGACCAGAAATTAATTTTTATAATTTAATAATTAGAAAGATGGCATTACCAACAAGACGTAAGCGATTTTGCTGTGCATATCTTAAGGAGCAAGCTGGAGCTGGAACTGTGACAATTATCGGGATAAGGAGAGCAGAGAGTAATAAAAGAGCAAAACGCAATGAATTGGAAATATCCGGGCATAAATATTCTAATTCACTTGACCAGTTCAATATTGACAATAAGAATCAGGTGCTTTGTATCAATGGGAAAGACAAGATATTACTATCACCTATAATTGATTGGTCCACATCCGATGTTTGGAATTTTATTAGGGGGCATAACCTTGAATACTGCGAGTTATATGATCATGGATATAGTAGAATAGGTTGTATGTTCTGTCCTATGGCTTCAGTTAAAACAAAGATAAAGGACAGAAAAAGGTATCCGAGAGTTGAAAAGATGATAAAAAAATCTATTCAGGAATTGGTAGAAAAAAACAATTATGGGAGTATTTTAAATAATGATGTTGATGAGATATTCAATTGGTGGGTATCGAATGATAGCGTCGAAACATATAAAATAAAGAAAAAATTAAGAATTAAATTATGAGTTTATACAACAAATACCGACCAAAAAGTTTATCTGAAGTTAAAGGCAATTCAGATTTAGTGGCAACACTCGATAAGATGTTATCAGGTAAAGAAATACCACATGCATTCCTGTTACATGGAGAAACCGGTACAGGCAAGACAACCATTGCCCGTATCATTGCAGATCGTCTTGGTTGTGTAGGAAAGGACTTAACTGAAGTTGACAGTGGTCAATTCAGGGGGATTGATACTATCCGTGAAATTCGCAGTAACAGTAATTATCAACCACTTGAAGGTAAGTGCCGTGTGTGGATACTTGATGAATGCCATAGAAATACATCTGATGCACAAGCCGGACTACTTAAAATACTTGAAGATTCTCCAAAGAATGCATATTTTATTTTATGTACTACTGATCCTCAGAAATTATTACCGGCTATACGTGGACGTTGCATTCAGCTTCAAACAACTCCTCTTGATGAACGTCAAATGTATGCATTATTACTTGGAATTGTAAAGGCAGAAGGAGATTCACTCAAATCCGATATTATCAATCAAATTATTCAAGATAGTATGGGGCTTCCACGTAATGCAATCAATATTCTCGAACAGGTGTTATCTGCATCTGAGGATCGCAGACTTATAGTGGCACAGAAAACCGCTGAGAAACAAAGCCAAGTAATTGAATTGTGCCGTGCACTAATCAAACAAGAAAGTTGGAATAGAGTAAATAAAATACTTACCGGACTTAAAGATCAGGACCCTGAAAATATACGCAGGGCTGTTCTTGGATATTGTCAGGCTATCTTATTAAAAGATAAAAATGATATAGCAGGACTTGTAATGGAAAATTTCATTGATCCATTTTACAATTCAGGATTTCCGGGACTTGTTTTTGCATGTTACAAAACAATAAATTTATAATATTATGACTATTCAAGATTTAAGGATTCAATTTCACAGAGAAACAGGGCATTATGCTCCTATTGATAATTATGATTACCATACCAACACTTCTATAAGTGAAAAAGACTATATTAAATGACTTGAAGAAAAACTTGTTGATGATGAAAATTACATAAATTCTATTGATAGATCAATTAATCAATTTTTAAACATGAAAAAATGAATTACGAAGCAGACATTAAAATCGAAGAAGGTTGTCTTGATATTGAATGGCTTGAACAACCAGAAAGGATGTTGAAATACGGACAACATGCCTCTAAAATGAAAAGTAACTTAGACAAAGCAAAAGAATCACTTGACTTTGTAAAAGCAGAACTTGATAGTGAGATTCGCAGTAATCCTGAAGAATTTGGATTGGAAAAGGTAACTGATAAAGCTATTGAAGCCACTATTCCACTTCAGGAAAGGTATAAAAAGGCAAGTGAACTTTACCTCAATGCAAAATTTGAGAGTGATGTTGCCTTTGCGGCTGTAAAAGCATTCGAACAACGAAAGGATGCTCTTGAAAATCTTGTACGGTTACATGGACAACAGTATTTTGCTGGACCTAAAATGCCCCGTAACCTTCCAGAAGAAATGGAAAAACGTGCAAATAAGAACAAAGAAGTCAATAAAAGAATTGGCGCAAAAATAAGTAGAACCAAAAACAGATAATTTCATGAAAGAAAAGAAACCCAGCTTTGCTGACAAAATGAGAAGTCATATTACTCATAGAAAAGAACGTGAATCAAATAAATCCTATGGGTATTTGAATCTTCCAAAAGGACTTAAAACCTTATCAGTGAAAGAAGATACTCACAAAATTAAAGTTGATTTTCTTCTTTATCTTGTGACAGATAAACGTCACCCGGATTTAGTAGCATCAGAAGGAATTGCTGCGGTGGGAACTCCTTGGTGGTCACGTCCATTCTCTATACACCGTGATGTGGGACCTGCTGGTAATGATAGTGTCACAGTTGTTTGTCCTACTTCAATAGGAAAGAAGTGCCCTATTTGTGAACATCGTGTAAAGAGAATTAAAGAAGGTGCTGACAAAGAAGAATTCAAACATTTCTATCCCAAACCAAGACGGCTGTATGTTGTCAATGTCCTTGAAATAAAAAAGAAGGGAATGGAAGAATTTGAAGAATTTGAAGATGCCGGAGTTCCTTTGATATGGGATATGAGTACTAAATTGTTTCAGGACACGCTCGATGAGACACTTGAAGAATACCCTGAACATCTTGATTTTTGCAGCCTCGAAACAGGGAAGACTGCTGTACTCACATTGAAATGGGAAAAGCTTGGAAAAACCACTTATCCTGAAGTTCGTCATATTGATTTTGAGGAGAGAGAGCCGTATGATGAAAAGATACTTGAAGATATTCCCAATTTGGATGATCTTTTGGTTGTACGTTCTTATGAAGAAATTGAAAACTTGTTTTATGAATTAGATAATGAAAATGATACCATTTCTTCAGACAATGATCCAGATGATGATAGTGACGCTGATAGTGATGATGATCCCAAACCATCTTTACTTGGGAGAAAACGTAAAATTATCAAGCCGGATACAGAAGAGAAAGATGAAGAAAAGCCTCTCAAGAGATCACTTACCCGTAAAGATTCTCCACAATCTAAAAAACGCACTTTGAAAAGTGAAAATGAAGAAGATGATGAAGAACCTGTTAATCATAAGAAGGGATTAAAATCCCCTGCTAAATCGTCAGCTACCGAAAAATGTGAATATGGACATCGTTTTGGCATTGATGCAATGGAATTTGAAGAATGTGAAAATGATTGTCCGATATGGAATGAATGTTTAAAAGAAAAAGAAAGGAATGAGCAATGACACTATTAAAAGCAAGTAGTGGGAGACCGGGTTATAAATTGGTAGGGGCATCTCTTCCCCTACCAATGCATAATTATCTTACATTATATACACTTTCAATAGGAATGTCAAAGACAAAAGTTATTAAAAATCTTTTGGAAGATTGGATTACTATTCACAAAGAAAAAGAACCCGAAGAAGTTTTAATAACTAAAATAATCTTCAGAGCTAATGCTCAATGGAGGAAAGAAAAAGCCAGAAAAAGAAGTGGCAAATCATTCAGTCAGTTTATTATGGAATTGGAAGATGAACTAACACATAAAGGACTATCTGAAGTGTATGTAAAAGCTATAATTGAAGGAGTACGTAGATGAAAAGAGGAGACTCATTAAGTAAGCAATTAAAAAGTAGGGTATCTGAGAAACCAAAATCAGATAATGATGTGTATGAAGGGAATTTCAAAACAATTGTATCTACAGGATCTACCTTACTCGATTTGATTATTTCAGGCAGAAGAGTACGTGGGGGAGGAATCCCAACCGGTATTTTTGTAGAAATATATGGCCCTGAAAGTAGTGGGAAAACAGCACTCCTTTGTGAGATAGGTGGAAATGTACAAAAAATAAATGGCACAGTACGATACCTGGATCCTGAAGGGCGTATTGATAATCAATATGCTCAAATGTTTGGTATCAGTTTGGATGAAAGCAATTGTTCTCAACCTGATACAGTAACGGAAGTATTTCAGTTAATACGTGATTGGAAACCCGAAGGTGAAGGACCACATTGTATATTAACGGATTCACTTGCCGCTCTTTCTACAGATACTGAATTATCCAAAGAAGAAGGGGATAAGATGGGAGGTAGAAGAGCTAAAGAGTTTTCTGAAGGATTACGTAAGACTTGTAGAATACTAAAATCGAAGAACTATCTTCTTGTTGCTTCCAATCAATTACGTGATACGTTTGCAACGTTTGGAAAGAAACAAGATAGTCCGGGTGGAAAAGCAATTAGATTTTATGCTAGTTTGAGACTTGAAACCAATATTATAGGATGGGTGACAAAAGAAAAGTCTCTTAATGGAAAGACTGTCAAAAGAACGACAGGTGTAAAAACTGAAATTACAGTTGTCAAAAGCAGTGTCGGAAAACCAAAAGGCACGGCTCCGGTAACAATCATATTCGACTACGGAATAGATAACATTCGTGATTCTTTGCAATACATCAAAGACAATACTGAAAATAAAGTTTATACTTTACGTGACAAATCACTTGGCATTTCTTTGGAAAAAGCAATACGTTACATTGAGGACAATAATCTTGAAAATGATCTTCGAGAAGAAGTAATCACACTTTGGGAAGAAATAGAAAGTAAATTTGACAGCGATCGGAAACCAAAAAACCCATAAAAATGGAAGAAATTGCATATTACGGTATAGGTGCTATCCTATTAGTATTATTGATCGTGTTATTGATTACACGTTCAAAAGATTAAATTAATAAAGGGGCATGGGTAACATATCCAGGTCTTTGGTGTTTTCAACCTTGATTATACCCTGTCCCTTTTATATAAAACAAAATATGGAACGAACGAAGCATAGATTTACAGTACTTACAAATGACCCAAGTTTTACTGCTTGGGGATGGGCTGTATTAGACGAAAAAGGAATCCCTTTAGAAGTAGGTTGCATTAAAACCGAACCTGAATACAAAAAGAAACGTATCCGCAAGGGAGATGATCTGACACGTAGAATAAATGAAATCAATCTGCAATTACTTGATGTAATTCGTAGATACGATATTAAACTCATTCTTTCTGAATTACCTCATGGTAGTCAGAATGCACAAGCCGCAGTAATGATTGGTGGAGTAACCGCAATTGCTCAAACCTTATCCGATGTCCTTGATATTGCAATTGAGTGGTATAGTGAGCAAGATTCAAAGAACGCAATTTTTGGAAAGAGGGCTGCTACTAAAAAAGCAATGGTTGATGCAATTGGTAAATTGTATAAAATAATTTGGACAAACATTGCATACAAAGATGAAGCGGTTGCAGATGCTCTGGCAATACATTATGTGGCTTCCCAACAATCACAAATCCTTAAAATGATGAGACAATGACATGGTATGAATTTATAATTACAAGATCGGATAAATACAAATGGTATTTATTTACCCCATTTTTTGCGTTGATTGCTTGGGGAGCAATTAATATATTTACTAACGGCAATGCTACAGTACCAGGATTAATATTTCTCTTTGCATTAATTGCATGGGGTATTGTGTGGGCAATAGCAAGTACCTTGTATAGGAAAAAAATAGAATATAAAATACAATTACTTGCTCAATTACTGAGAAAACGGGAAATGTTAAATAATTTATACAAAGCCCCCCGTTATGCGGAAATACAGGAGCAGATAGTTCGTATAGAAGAACAAATTGAAAAAATGATGAAGGAGGTAACATTATGAGCTTTTTTAAAATAATTAGTATTACAAACTAATTTCTTTGATGTGGGAGGTTATCATAAAAAACATGAAACAATGAAACGATTACTTTACTTAGGTATTGCCCTATTTCTAATAGTGTTTGAAGCCGTCCCGGAAGGATTGGCTCTGGCTGGACATAAAACCATTGCAGGAGTAATTGAATTTGTATTCCTTGCAGGGATAACATTAACAGTATTTGCTTACTTTACACAACAATATCCACATCCAAAAGAATACTTTGTACGGTTTTCAAATTTTATACCAAAGGTATTTTATAGTACTTATTTCTGGTATTATATTGCAGGATATGCATTACTCCGATTTGCAACATTTGACATTATCCATAATATCAGTGCCGGGCTACCTGTATTCTATTTAGGTGACACAAAACTGTTTGATGTCATAATGACCAAACTTGCCAGTTGGGGATGGTTTGTACGATTTATTTGTGGAATAATAGGTATAACTTGGTTATTAAGGAAATGATTAAATCTATCAGAATACAAAACTTTCAAAGTCACAAAGATTCCATACTTGATTTTGAACCTGGAGTAAATATTATCATAGGTCGATCCGATAGTGGAAAGTCAGCTATATTGAGAGCAATAAATCTGCTCACTACAAATCGTCCAAGTGGAGATAGTTACCGTAGTAATTGGGGAGGGGTGACAAAGATAGAAATGGACACAGATGATGCTTACGTTGCTCGCATTCGCAGTGATACAAATAATGAATACATCTTAGGGGATTCTCATTTTAAAGCTATTAAAACAGACGTACCACAGGAAATATTGGATGCTCTTAATATGTCTGAAATAAATGTGCAACGTCAGTTGGATTCTCCGTTCTTATTAAGTGAAACATCCGGAGAGGTAGCAAAACATTTTAATAAGATTGCCAGGCTTGACAAGATTGACACTGCTACACTAAATGTAAATAGTGCAATCCGAGAAATTGAACGATCCATTAAATACAAAGAAAGTGATTTAAAAACCAAAGAGGAATCCTTAAAGGAATATGATTACCTTGATAAGTTTGAAGCGGAAGTTGAAGCACTTGAACAATTAGAAGAGGATCGAAAACAAGCCGGTAACAAACTAAGTAAAATAAATACCCTTATTAATGAATATCAGGATATATCAAATGAAATATCCGAGTGTAACGAAATACTAAAATACGAAAATCAGGTAAACCATATTATTGAACTGATTGATTCCTACAATTATGAAGAGGAAAAATATCGTAAATTAGGAAAGATTATTTACAGTATTCAAACCGTAGAAAGTCGTCTTGAAGAGTATAACAAACTATTAAGATTAGAAAATGAAGTCGTAGAGATTATTAATATGATTGACAAACGTAATGCCCTCAATGACGAGAATGTTGACTTGATGGTTGACATAAGAGATATATTAGCTGTTGAAGAATCTATTGGGTTTAATCAAAAGAAACTTACAATATTACAAAACAAATTTGAAAAAGAATTTCCAAATGTTTGCCCTCTTTGTGGAACTGAATTAAAATGATATGCAACGAACACGACAAAATAAAAAACCTACAGCCATATTAACAAGTGATTGGCATTTA